CCCTTTCTGTAGGGCATCTCCGTATTTATGAGCCGCCATATTCGCTACAGTCGTAACTGCTACATCAATTCCTTTCTCGTGTGGTTCTCTTGTATCTTTTCTACCGGCCAAATATTTAGCAGCAAAATCTTCGAATTCTCTCCCAGCAGCAGCCCCTAATCCATAGGCTGCTGGCATAGTTAATGCAGAAGCGCCTCCAGTTGGAACTAATGTTGGTGCTACAGCAGCCACACCAGCCGCACCTCCTACAAGTTCAGCAATCTCTGGTGTTATGCTAGCAATGTCTCCGATATCAGGTCTGGGAATACCCAATGCTGTCATTTGAGGGTTATATAATACTCTCTCATTTGTCTCTGGATCAGTGAATATAAAATTATCCCCGTAATATTCTGCATCAGGATAAAATTGTTTTAATGTTGCCATGCGATCTTGTCGCGTTTTCGCTCCTCCTACTGCATGACGCACAGAAAGAGGCGCACCACGTTCAACATTGACGCCTGTTAAATCCTCTCGACCAGCAAATTCTGCCATGTTCTATGGATTCCTTTTCGGCGGTAGTACTTCTACTCCACCTTCATAATATTTCCCTTGATAAACACCCCACCAAGGCCCTGGGGCACCTTTTTTATAAAGACGCCCCTGATCTGTATAAAAATCGCCCTCTTCCAAATTTTCAACTTTAATATCTGCCCCTATCTCAACAGTAGCTCCTTTCCCACGCTGTTCTTCCGTAACAGGTTCATCAGCCCAATTCAGTAATATTCTGTCAGCATCGAGGTTATAATGCTTGGCTATCGCCCTAAACTGAGCCTCCAATGGCGCAAATTTTTCTATTGTACTTTTGTATATATCCATTCCTACTGCGCGAATATCGGCTCGTTGGGTTGCTCCTAACACATCACCTTTTACAAATCCTCTCAGAGCAGTCACCGCTCGCTCACTCGCTCCAGCCGCACTAGCGGCCTTGTCAAATTCGCCTTCTCTGACAACCGAACCAGGGTCAAGCATTTTCATAAAGTTTGTAACCAAGGCAATGTCACCAGCCGGAGAGTCTTCTGTTGACATTAACAAGTTAAACGCTCCCACACGGTCCCTGTAATCACCGGCTACTGCTGTATATTCTTTTCTGATCTTTTGTTCCAAGTCGAAAGCTGTCTTTATATCTGGACCCTTACCAGTATCAATTTCAGCCTTCCATTTATATAATTTTCGCTCAAGATCAGCCGCTCTTTCTGCTTCAATTCTACCAACCTCAAGCTCAATCCTTTTCCCTTCACGCAGAACTTCTACTTGATAACCGTGATCTAAAGCATTTGACCATTTCTCTTGACGATAAAATCTATCCTCTGCAACGTCTCCTTTATGCAACTCGCGCATTAAATCAGGATTGTACCAACTTTCGTCTAATAATCCCGCCTTTCTAACCGCTGCCTCGTCTGCTTCGAATTGTTCTCGTGCTGTTCGTTTTCGCTCTCTTGTAATAGGCTGGAATGCTCTTTCAGGATCAGCTAACGGACCCTCCATACCTGTTTGTACTGTCGTAGTCGTCGGCACTGTGGCAAGTACCTCTCCTCGCGTTGGCGGCTTTGGTTTCTCCATCGCCTCTGACAACAATATACTTAACAACGGGGTCATATCGTCAGATGTCAGATTTGCCAGGTCGGGGTTATTCAATAACGAGTTTATTAAAGCATCTCTTCCTCGTAATTGCGTTTTATCTTCCAGTACGGCTGTGTCTGGTCTAAATGGCACTATATTCTTCGGTGTAAATGGCTCCTGCCTACCTCTTTGTCCCGCTAAATCAGTTTCTAAACGGTAACGAGGATCACCTCTCTGGCTTTCTGGTGCTAGCTGCCCATCAGGGCCAACAACTGACATATCCACGACACCCTCGGGAGGCACCCAGTTTACATCTGGATTTTTCCAATTAATAGGAGTTCTGGATCGGGATGCCTGAATAGCCTGAAGCAACGCCTCCTGTTTTCCCTGCCTTCGAGACCGCCCCTTGGACATGGCGTAGGCTTGCGCCAGAATATTAGCCAGGTTTAACGCCGCTTCCGTCTGTTGTGGGCCTTTGCTAAACGCCTGAAGCTGTGGAATTTGCGGCAGCGGATACGCCGTTGGCGCTGGAGTTAAAGAGGGGGTTCTTGCCATTATATTTTCCTACCGTTGGCCCAACGCATAAGCACCTACCGCACTACCAG